TGTAATGAATCAACATCAATGATAACAGCTCTATCTGCAACATCTACGATTCTTTTTACACTAATAAGACCAGTTCCTTGATATCCTTTATTTGTCTTATTAATACCTATAGTTTCTTCGCCTCTTTTCTTATCTGTTGCTAAACTCCTAGGACTAAGATATTTTCCTGACATTCTTTGGTGTTTAGGAAGATCTTTGTAAGATAAACTTCTATCGATAAAGAATTTATTATTTTCATCAGCAACACACAGCACGTATTCATTTCCTGGGATAATTTGATCGCTTTTCGATGACTCGGGATCTGCGTATGGGTTAACCTTTTCGTTATCAGAAATGTAGAAAGTAATTGTGTTTTTACCTTTAGCGTCATACGCGTCCTTTGGTGTTGTTACAATTAAATCATCATCTTGTATTTTATCTAGTGCTATTTTAGTTTTACCATATACTGCTTTAGGCAACGTACTGTGTACACCACCTCCGTTGAATAAATCTCTAAGTATTTGTGAGCTAAATGCCTCGTTTAATTTCTGTGAAGCTACAAATGCTTCAAACAATTTTACGTGTTTCATTTTTGCCATTTTAATTGTTTTGTTTTTATTATATATCTTTAAAATCAATCTAATGATCCGTGCTTTCCTGATGACATTGCTTTTCCAAAATTATCACTACGTTCAGTTCTATATGAAATATATGCAGGATCAGAGTTGTGGTTTTTACCACCTGCTCCATAATAAGACGATAACAAATACGTGTGTATTTTTTCATCTTGTTTACCAAATGATTTATCTGCGTCTTTGACTAATTTAATTATTTTATTTATTTTAGAAGAATTAAATGGTCCATTGATTTCTGTTGATTCTGGATTAAAAGAACTAGTTCCAGTTTGAACTTTAATAGATTGTAAAGTTTCAGGTATCCCTTTTATTAGTTTGATAAAATCTTTAAGGGAATCTGCACTACCTGACCATGAAGATTCTATCTTTTTACCATTAACCGTAGAATATGAATATTCTATTTTCTCATTAATATATTGTTTAAATAACTTTACGTGCTTCATTTTAGTGATTGTTCATTATATCTATTAAACTGTTAGCTGTTCCATTATTAAAAGAATAGCTTGAGTTTGCTAATCCAATTGTACTATAATTAGTACCTGATGAATGATCAAACATAATTCCACCGTCTGATGAATTATATTCATCTAATACAAACATTAATTCGTAAATTTCTTGAAACATTTTATCTTTAACCTTTGAGTCAATTCCACCGCCACATGTAACTGCGATTAAAAATGTTCTTCTACCTCCTGGATTAAAGTTTGCTCTTCCTTCAATTTTGCCGCCAACAGTAGATCTCATTGTACCTGACCATCCACCTGCTGCAGGAACTGAAGATTGTTCAATTTCATATTTCTTATATTTCTTAATTACTTTAGAAATAGCTTCTGCAAGTTTTACAGCATTTCTTCCTTGAAATATATCATAAGAATCTTTTGCAGTATCACCTTGTACCATTAATGGTTCTTTATAACTTGGTAATTTGCCTGATTTTAAAATAGATTCAACGTCGTTTAAAACTCCGCTATATGAATCTCCCCATTTTTCTACTGCTATTTTGGCAAGTCTAAGTTTGTCTTCTAGTTTAACTTTAATTCCTTTTTTATTAAAAGAAATTGATTCATTTAAAAAAGATTCAAGTAATTTAATATGTTTCATTTTTATAAATGTTTTTATTTTTAGTTAGAGTTATTTAGTCAGGATCCAGCCAATAGCCACATCACCAATAGTCTCTTCAATGTCTGCACTATTTTCCCAGAATTTTGGATCTGCTATACCATGGCGAGTACCTGATAAATACGTAATCACATATACTGGATATGAACCGTCTTTAACTAATTCCCATTGATATTCTTTTTTATAGTCAAGATCTTCTAGTTCTTCACCGATTTCTTCAAAAGAATCTGCTTTCTTTACTACCTTCTTTAAGGCCTTGAGCATTTTCGTAGTTTCTACGATTGTAGAATACTCATTTACAAATGACTCAAATGTTGGTATGCGTTTCATTTTTATAAATGTTTTTTGATTACCAAGCGTAATCGAAGGTTTTGATTTTATTAATTCTATCTTTGATATTCTTAGCGTAGTTTTTAGTTTCTCTTTCGTACCAACTCTCAGCTGAACCATATCTTTCTTTAGATTCTTCACCTTGTCTAACATAATCACAATATCTAGAATAGTCATCTAATATATTTGACATGTGATTAGAAGCATCTCTTAATTTAACAACAGATCCTCTTTTGTTTGTTCCGATCATGATTTCACCATATTTGGTTTTCTCACCTTTTTTTAATCCATTTTGAATTTGTGCAGTTAATTCGTCAATTGCATCCGAGACCATTTTATCTAGTGGTAATTTAGCTGCGTTGTTCGCTAAAATAGTTTCGTATCTTTTCTTGTTTTCAGATTTAAAATCATCATGTGATTTAAATGCTGTAGCTCCTGATTTTGCAGCGTGTCTATCATTTCTTTTGTTTACAGTTGAATACTTTTGTTGTAATAAATCAACATTAATGACAATAGCTCTATCCGCAACTTCTGCAATTCTCTTTACGTTATAAAGTCCAGTTGCATCCCATCCTTTGTATTTTTTACCAATACCTATTGAATCTGTTGGGTTATTATCTACTTGTTTAAGATTTCTATCCCTGTTTTTTGAGCGGCCATATCTACTAGATGAAGACCAAACTTGATCATAGAATTTATTACCACCAGAAGTAACAGCTAATAAATAACCTCCACCTGGAATAACTTTATTGCCTTGATATGCATCATAAGGTGCATGTGGATTTTCTTTTTCATTGTCTGAAATATAGAAAATAATAGAATTTGATTGTTTTGCTTTATACGCGGTTTGTGGATCAGTAGTAATAAGATCTTCATCTTGTACTTTATCTAATGCTACTTTAGTAGAACCATAAAATGCGCTTGCTAAGTGTTTGTCTAATTTACCAGATTTTCCTCTAAATAGCTCAGCAAGTCTTTGTGAACCAAATGCTTCAGTAACTAATTCGTTAGATAATGAATTTACGAATTCACTAAAGCTTTCATAAATAAATATTGTTTTGTTTTTTGGTGTTTCCATTTTTATATTTGATGTATTTTCTTTTACTAATTTTGGATTTTTATTCAAAAGCTCTTCCATGTCTATTTCAGTTAATGACATAAAACTATTTTCTCCATACTTTTTAGATAATTTATCTGCTTTTTTAATATCTATCACTCTAGTTAAATCATCGTAATCTAAAGTTGCTACTCCAAATTCTCCAAACATTTCTTCTGCCATTGCATTTGCAATTTTAAAAGGAGTTGCCTTTTCATTAAGTGTAACTTCTGTTGATGGAGTAATTGATTTTAAGATTCTCATACCTGTTTTAGAAAGAGAGATACCATCTTCGCTTACATTAAAATATGGTGTGTTTCTTCTTAACCATCTTGTAGAATCAGTTGTCATTTCCTTAACAATACTTTTAAATTCTTCTTGGGAAATTTTACCATCTTTAATAGCTTCTAATACTTTATTTCTAATTTTAGCTGCTTTACCAACAGTTTTTGCAGGATGGTTTTCAGTATATTTTCTCTTAACTGTGATGTTTCTTTCTTCTAATGGTTCTTCGTTAATATCCATGTGATAATATTATTGTTTTTTATTATATATTCTTGATAAATTGATCGAATGTTAATGTTGCTATTTCAGCCTCTTCTAAAACCCCCATAGAATCTTCCAGTTTAGATTTTAATTCATTATACATATCATGTACTGGCTTAGGCGTTAGCTTCTTAAATAGCTTCTCATCGCCATCTAACATTGCGTTTCTTACTTGTGTTGCTGATATATTCTTACCAGTTCTTGGTATTTCATAAAGTCCAAAATCAGTTCTAACACCAAGATCTTCTCTATATTCTGGTTTATCTACTTGAAATCCATAAGTTTTCATTCTATCGCTTCCGGTTCCCCATAATACTGGTTCATATTTTGGCCTCATTGCATTAAACATAGTGTCAATACCACCTGTTGGAATTACGAAAACTTCTTCAATTGGATATTTAGATTTTAATCTATTGATCATTTCAACTTGAGTTTCCTCATCATAAGGTCTCTTAAATGCATCTTCTTTTTTCTTGTTCTTGGCTTTTACTAATAAGATTACAACCGGGTGGCCATTTTGCTTATGAATAGTTTCAACTACTTTAGCATGACCCAATGTAAAGGGCTGGAATCTACCAACAAACATATTTACTAATTTCTTACCATGTTCTGGATAATCTACCTTTAACGCTTCTAAAACAGGAGATTCATTATATTGTAATTTTTGATTTAACAAATATGATTTAAAGTTAAGAACATCATTTTCATTTGTTTTTGCCATTACTATTGCATCTATACTATCAACTATTTCATTGATCTGTGACATTAAATCTTTATTAATAATATCTGTTTCTTTGTTTCTCTTTTTTCTAAAACTACCTAAAGCTATTTTATACAATTCTGATAAAACTTTATTTTGTATTAATGATAGTGTTTTTTCATTTGTGATAAAGGCTGGGTTTAATTTAAAACCTTTGTTTTCTGAAAAATCTGCAGAATTAAAGCTAGCTCCTACATATTTAGAAGCATTCTTTTCAATGTATGCATTGAAGATGTGTGAAATTAATTCAATATATCTTTCTGCTGAATCTTCTGATTCTAAAGAAATTTCTTCAAGATTAAACTCTGTAATATACTCTACTAAATCTAATATAGCGATCTGATACATGTCAGATGGCTCTCTTTTTTGAATATCCTTTCTGTCAAATCTTTCAAGTTTAAAACTTTTTGGATTTTTACCTTCATAGAAGTTTACTATTAAACCGTCTATGTCATTATCTAAATTAGAATTTAAAGTTGGATTATTAAGACCTATGTTGAATATATTAAATATGGCTCTTGTAAAAGATTGATCTTTGAATTTGATTTTAAAATCAGAATCAGAAAGTTCTAGTAATCTAATTAAGTCATCTTTTTGATTTGATTGTAAAACTCCTTGAAATATAACAGGTGGTTTTTGTACCCCTAATAATTCTGCCCACTTATTTAAGATCTGTGGATCTCTAATAACTTTTTTAATTTGTGTAGGGTTTTTAGGATTTAATATTTGTATGTGTGTTAGTATTAGATGGTTTTTAGGAAGACTTTCGTATTCGATATCTACTGTTTTGTTGTCTATCATGTAGTCAAATCCGAATTTCCAATCATGTGGCATATCTTCTTTTACATCTTTAGGAATAGCCTTAAAGTAATTAATACCATTTTCATAGTATCTTACCATAGTTCTATCTACTTTATCCATTTTATGTTTAGAACCGCTTTTAAAATATTCATAACCGGTACTAGTACTTTTAACATGAAACGAAGATGCTTGTATTTTTTCCGATACAACACATGTTAATTTCAACATTGAATTAAAGTCATTAATGTTAGTTGATTGAAAATATGTTCTTAAATTTTGTAATGCCATTATCTTCCGTATTTTATGATACCCATTAATTGATTAATGGCTGCAAACGTACCTGTTAATTTCATTGTTTTTCCTTTGTACACAAAAACTATTCCTTCAGTTGGTATAATAGATTCTATTCCTCCAATTCTATCTAATCTGGCAAGTTCAGCTTCTACTCTTGCAATTTGAGATTCACCTCCGGTTTTTTTAATAGCTTCAGCTTCTGTTCTTATTTGATTATGTAATCTTTGCATTTCCTTGTCTGGATTTGCTGCTACAAAATTAGAAGCATTTTTAAGAATTATAGATCCTAGTTCTAAGAATAAATCTTCAAACGGTCTAATGTTTTCTTTATATTTCTTTTTAACATCTTCTTTGTCAAATTTCTTAATAAGAGATGCTTTATCTTTACCTAACGATTTGTCTAAAGATCTCATGTTTAAAGTCTTCTTATCACCATAAGCCCATCTTAATAATAAACCTTCTTTATAATCTTGTTCTGTATCTGGAAAGTTTCTATCTATAGTTTCTCTCCACCACATTTCGTGATATCTTGAAACTGAATCAGTATCTAATAAACCATAACGATCTCTTAGTGCTTCAATCTTTTTGATGAATTTAGATTGATTTTTTTCGAAATCAATATCTTTTCCTAATTTTAATATTTGAGGGGGAATTATTGTAAATGTTTTTTGAACATCAGCATCAACTTCTTTTAATGCGGAAACCAGCTCTCCTGCTATTTTTTGCTCTCCAATAATATTTCCATTTCCATCAGTTTCCTTAATATCATGGAATTGTAAAACATCTCTTTCATAATAAATAACATTAGGATTCTTAGAGTAAATTAATTCCATATTAATAAAGTTCTTACCTTCATTAAATATAGACTGATCCTTCATCTTTGGAAGAGCTTCATTTAGGTCTTTAGCAGCAAACACGTATGTTTCTCTTACTAAGGGAACTTCATGCTGTTCAAACATTTTTATAATACCGGCTAAATCGACTGGGCTAATTAATTGGCCTTTATTTCTAGAAAATAGAGTAACTCCGTTTCTTACGGTGGCAAATAAATTTTGGCCGTCTGTTTTTTCTGTTGCAACCTCTTCAAAGTTTAATTCTCCTTGAAGACCAGCTTCAACAATTTTTTTAAAGTCACCGAATGTTAAATCTTTTTCATCAAATGGATGTGACATATGGCCCGCTGCTCCACCTTCTAAAATAAGGGACTCAGTTGTACTAGTACGTACACTCTCAGTTATAAATTCATTGAAATTAGTAAAGATCTTCATAAGGTATTTATCTTATTTTATTATTGTCCTAACGAGCTAGTTAGCATACCAACTGCAGTACCATAATCTCCATCTGCTTTAGATAAAATACCGTCTATAACTTTTTTAGATTTAGCTTCGTCAAAATCTTCTCCAAATGCTTTTTGTAAAACAGTTACCGCATATTCTTCAAATTCTTCATCTGAATTAACTTCAGCTTCAGTAACTACTGATTCTGCAACGTTGCTTTCCCACCATGATTCAAGTTTTTCAAATTCTGAAGTGCCCATATTAGATCTCATAAAATCTTCCACATCATCATAATCATCTTTTTCATCTTGATAATAACCAGGAGTATCGATATAATCTTTACCCATTATCTTTTTAATTTGAGCTTCTCCCATTCCATCAATTTCTATTAAGAATTTTTCGAAATCTGTTGTGTTTTTAAAGCCTTTAGCTTCAGTAACTACTGATTCATTATATAAGTGAACATAGTTACTGTTTTTTTCAGAATAAATTGACTTGATTTCAAATTCTTTTTGTCCTTTGGTATAATATGCTTTAAAGAATAAATTTTCATCAAACTCTCCAAAGAAATGATCTGATTTGCCAATAAAGAATTCTGCGTTTGGATAAATTTCAAGAACCTCTTCTTGTGTAGTTGCTTTTAAAACAGCCTCGTCAAACTCTTTAACAAATTTAGCTTCAGTAACCTCTGATTCACTTAATGAATTTCTTAAACCACAATATTCACATTCTACAGTTCCGTCTTTGTCAATTTCTTTGTATGCATGTCCTTTTTTATTTGAACATTTTGGGTGTGATTCAGTAACTACTGATTCTTCAATATATTCTTCTAGACCAGCGTCGTCCCAACCATCTTCAGATGCTAAAACTGCTTGCAGATCTTCTCTTGAACCTGTCATTTCAACCTCTGGCCAACCACTTGGTCCACTAGGATCTAAAACTTTCATTTTAACGTTATGTTTCTTTAAAAGTTTTTTAAGTATCTTTGATTTAGGATCCATTGCATCCATTACTACAGTAGCTTCATTATAACTTACAATGTCAGAATATTTAATCTCATGTTCTTCTCCGTCTTGATCTAATCCAAAGATTGTTTTATCTCCCCACATATCATCATTGTTATCGTTGCCATTACCATATGCATAAATAACATACTCTTGTCCATTTCCTAATTGAATCATGCCATCATCTGCTTTCATAGCTTTCATTAAAGACTTTTTATCATATGATTTCTCATTGATAGCATCTCCTTCGTCATACGCAAATGACTCAAACATGTTAAACGCATTTAATAAAGCTTGACCTGAAGCTTCTTCTTTAATACTCTCTAAATAAAGAGCAGTACCTTCAACAATTCCGATTCCTGACCAACCAGCTGCATTTGCAAGGTCACTATAATGTTTATCTAAAATTCTTTTTGTAGTAGTAGCACCTATTGTTAAAAAGTGATTACCTAAACCTGCTACTTTTAATTCAAATGAACCTATTCTACCTTTAATATTCTTAGATATAACTTTCTCTCTGTGGAAATTAGCATCTGTCATCGCTTCTTCAAAAAGATACTTAATACAACCTAATGTACCTACTTTGTCCATTGCACCAAAATCTGTTAGTTTCTTAGTAAATAAATTTTTATAAACTGTTAAAACTTTTTTTGCGTCTCTTTTATATTGAACTGAAATAGCTTCATTTACTGAAGTAGTTAAAGATTCAAACGCTGGGTAAACATCATCATATCCTTTACCGTAAATGTCTGCCATTAACCATTCTTTGTTGGCTTCATCCCATAAGTATACGAATTCAGCACCGCCGCCATCAGCAACATCCCTTAGATATTTAGATATATTAGCAACTTTACCCTTAGACGCTGTAAAGTTCCCGTAGAAATTAATCTTCTTAACATCTTTATCTAAACCCGAACTGTCTCCATTCTTAAGAATAAAATCTACATTTTTACCATCTTTAAAAGTTGAAGTTATAATAGGTAATATGTTTTCAGGATATGAATCATAATGCATATATACAGAAGTGATATTTCCTTTTTTATCGATTTTACCAATTTGTCCTCTAGTTCCTTCTTCAATTAAAACAGTTGCTTCGTTAATCTCAGCGCCTCTTAACTTAGTAAAAAATTCGATTCTTTGCTCTTCAGTTAATTCTTTGATAGAAGTAACTTTAAATTCACCAAGTAAATTTTTATATGTTTCTGCTTCAGTACTTCTTTTAGTAGAGTTTTCTTCTTCTACTTGTCTAGATCTATTGATTTGTGATTCAGTAGAAAACTGATCAAAAGATTTTAATTTATACATAGTGTTGTTATTTTTTTGTATGTTATTATTTTATTATATATCTCCTTCAAAATCTACATTTTTTATATCATACTTAAACTTCTGTTCCTTGTAGATCCTTTGTCTTTCTTTGGAGTGTCTTATTAGATAGTTGTCCCAATCAGGAGAACTTAAATCATCTACAAAATCTATAATATTGACCGAGTCTTTAGAGCTGTGTTGCCTTAAACCTCTACCGATAGATTGTCTAATAATTACTTCCGATTTAAATGATTCTGTGAAGAATATGTTGTGGATTTTCTTGATGGATATACCAGTTGAGAATGTACCATATGAAGCGACAATGACGACTTGGTTTCCAGCTTCCATTTTCTTTTTGTGTTCTTCCCTAATATCTTTATCAATTCCACCATCAACATAATAAACAGATTTATCACTCTCTTGTCTGAGTTTTTCATATATTTTTTTACCATGTTCAATTCTATGAAAAAGAACTAAACTATTACCCTTAACCCTGGAGATAATACTTGTTATAAAATTAAGTCTTCCAGGTGAATTGATCACATAGTTTTGCTCAAATTTAAAAACGTCTTTACTTTCATATCTATTCTGGGACATTTCTCTAAATGCGTCTTTTGTAGATTGAGGTGCATAGTCCATTTTAATTACCTTTACTTTACAACCTGCAATGTGCCCTTCGTTTTGTAAATAATGTGCACTTATTTCTGTAATTAATGGACCAGTATATGCCATTAAAGTTAATCTATCTAATGTGCCTTCTTTTGGAATAGTTCCAGATAAACCATATTTATAATCTGCATTAATACACTTTTGTAAAATAGTTTTAATAGAGGCTGATTTTGCTTTGTGTGTTTCATCAACAATTACTGCATCAAATTCTGCAAAATATGCTTTATCTTTTTTAACAAGTGATTGATATGTTCCAATAATAACATTCCTACCTGGCCTTAATTTTTGACCACTGTATATTTGCTGTACCTTAATATCTATTGCATTTCTATAATTATAGTCTAGAAAATCTTCACTCGCTTGTACAACTAATGATACATTGGGTACAATAAATAAAATCTTTTTTGCTTTTTGTTGTTCTAGTAAATATGATACTGTTAAGAATGATATCAGTGTTTTACCCGCAGAAGTTGCAAGCTCACTTAAGCATCTTCTAAATTTTAGTATATTAAATGCTGCCTCTATTTGATAATCTCTTGGAGTTATCTCTGACTTTTCGAAAAAGTCTAAAGCCCATTTTGTAAATTTTTCTTGATTAATATTGGTATCAAACATGTCAGTAATACCATTGAGTTTAAACTCAAATTTATATTCTTTACATATCTGCATGACTTCTCTCCATAATCCTGAAGGAATCCATTTATCATCTTTTATATATGAAACATATCCATCCCATAAACCCTTTTTAACCAAAGGATTAAATCGCCATGAATCAATTCTTCTATTTAAAGAAATATTGAGTTGTTCCAGTTCTAATTCAGTTGCTTCATCAATACGTAGCAACTGTTTATTTTCAGTTAAACTAAGCTCCACATTGTTAGAGCATTTTTATTTTTCGTTATAGATCTTTTAATGCTAGTCTATTACGAATGGCAAATCCCATATTATCTAGGGTTTTTACCGAATCTTTAAAAAACTCAACTTGATTTTCTAGATGAGACAATATCATGTTTTCGTCTGCTAAGTCTGTCTCTATAAATCTTTCTTTTTGTTTTTCTCCGAGTTTATAATCATATTCATAGTATCTAATATAGGCTTCTCTATATCTAATAGCTACTTTTGCTTTTTGTTCTTTTACTTTCATATTTAAATACGACATTTGTTCTACTAGAGATTGACGCGAAGATAAAACTTCAGCAATTGTTTCTTCCATTAAATTTAAGTTTCTCAAACTCTGTGCCAACTTTTTTATATTGTTTGTCCACTCAGTTCTTTGTCTACTTAATTTTCCGTCTAATGCTAGTATGTTTTCTTTAGTCATATTAAAATAATGATTTCTTGTTAGGATTTGGTTTAATAAATTTTGATGTTATTTGCCTCTTCTTAAATTTAGGTTTTGGCATTTCCATTTCTGGAGAATTGACGCTAAGATCTAATGGCTTGAAATCTATCAAAAGTTTCATACCCTTAAATCTATCACTGTCTTTTTGGAACTCATCAAAGTTATCCTCAACCATGTTGTTAATCGTTTCTATACATACCATAAATCTAATTGATTAGAAGTGAAATAATTATCGATCTTTTTGTGAGCATCGATTTTAAGCTCAAAACACTTCAATATTAAATCATTTAGATCCTTAATATTATATGTATCTAGTTTATTTTCGCTAAGAAATTTAGTCCACATAAAAACGGGACGTCCTTTCTTTAACTTTTCTGCCATTTTCTTTTTACCCGTTGCGTCATTATCAAACATATACCTAACAGTTGGTATCTCATCAAAATCATCAGTTGATCTACCTGCAGTTGCTAAGGCCAACGAGTTATTCATGAATTTAGCATCTAAAGGACCTTCGAACATTGTTATTGGTCTTTGGAAATTTAATTGCATAATTCCAAAAAGTGTTGATATCTTTGTAAGTGTGTTTAGTTCCTCATTGCTCATTTCTAATGGCTTACCCATTTCTTCATATAATTTTGGCAAATCATAAGTTAAATATCTCTGTCCATACCCTTTCATCCTACGTGTCTGTGCACCTATAATTTTGCCATCTGTACTATAATTAAGAATCCACAAACGAAACTCTTTATCTGAATATAGAAATTCTTCAGATCGATTATGTAATAACCTATCTTTTAATTGAAACCAAATCCAATCACCTGGTTCTATTACTTTAGCTTTAAAATGTTTCTTGAATTCTTCAACATCAATTGCTAGATTATGTATCTTTTCTAGCGCCTGGTGTTTCAATACAGACTCTGGGTTTACCTGTATTTTATTTTGTTTGATGTAATCGATAACCATAAAAGAGTCATTAGATGTGTCCATCTTAACATCATGATCCTTTAAAAAAGAATATAGATTAGTATGATAACTACAATTATAACAATGATACTGTAGTGTATCCCAAAATATATTACCTCTTTTCTTGGTATCGTCCGAGTGAGAATCGCCACAATAGGGACATGCACAGGTTATTCGCCCATGCATGTCCTTTAGTAGCTTCTTATTAGGAGTAGAATGTATTTGAGATACTACTTGCTTAAGTGCATATCTTATTTTATCCTTTAACTCTTCAGTAAGTTCTATATTGTTATTAGATGTCGAGGTCATTCAAGAAAGAATCTAGATCATCATCTGTTGATACACTTGAAGTTGATTCCGACGTTGAAGTCACTGGTGCTGCCGCTGGTTTTTCTTTTACTGCTGTTGCAGTTTTAGTTGCTGCCTTTGGAGCACTTGATGTCATCGATGCAATTGAATCACCCGGATTAAGATACATTCTTAATACATCATTTACAAATGATCTTGTATCTTCGTCCCATGCTTGATAATCATATCCTTTTAATGAAGGAGCTGCTTCTAACTCTTCTTTGATAGTAGTCATAGTTTCTTTACTACGTTCTGCCGGGGCATCGCCCATAATAATAGCTGACTTACTAGAAGAAAATTTAGATGTATCGTAGTTATTATATTCACCTTGTCTAGTGATAACTAACTCAAAGTTTTTACCTTCGAATAAATCGAATACTTGTGTTGGCTCACCAAAGTTTGGTTTTAATTCTGCGTCTATCTTTTCTTTAATTTTATATCCAAATTTAAATACTTTGTAAGTACCTTCTAGTTCTGGATTTTGTGGATCTTTTACGATCTTTACTAAAGAATAGTATTGTTGGCGTCTTTTTAGTTTATCTGAAGATTTTCTATCTACAGCTGAATCTGATTTACGCAACTTCCAAAATACATCTGCGATAGGGCATTTTTCTCCGATTGTTGCTGGAGAATCAACTAATTTACCATCGCCACTAGAGTTTGTTAACCAGTGTACATATTTTTGGATTAGGGAATTACGAGGGTTTTCTGGATTTGGCACAAAACGTATTAATGCTTTGTAAGTTCCGTCTTTACCATCGTCTGCTGTTGGTTTGTAGATCTCGTTAGTAGAACTACTTGCTTGTACTTGGTGCGTTTCTACGTCTTCCACGCCCAAGTTAAAAATGTCAAATGAATCACTCATACCTTTAAATTGTTTAGTTTGTTAAAATTGTTAATTGTTTACCTTGAAATTACTTTAATGTTCTTTCGTTTCCTTATATTGTATAATAATAAATAGTTTCAATTAATTGTTAAGATTGCTCCAGAAGGTTCCTTCCATTTATTCTCCTTTAACTTAATCAGTCCTGATTTGTGAAGTAACTCTGACGCTTGCTTTTCAGTAAGCTGGTTCGCTATCACCATTTTTTGTAGGATGCTTAATAAACGAAGGTAATCTGTTGTAACTAACATGTAATTAATACTTTTGTTATTATACTTATTATATATCTAACCTTTAATTTGTTTCACCTGGGATTAATTTTAATTTTTTTTAAAATAAAATGAAACAGTTTTTCGGCAAGTGCATATAACAAATGTTAGTTAAGCCAGAAGTTAGATTAGGCTTGGAGGTTTGAAACGTATGCTGCGAGAAAATAAGCGTCAACTAAGTCATCCAAAGGCTTCGGGATCTTCTTCCCAATTTCTAGGTCTTTAACTATTTTCCACAAAGGGCTTTTAGCCAAGATTTGGTCTTCGTTCACATTTTTTTGGTAAGCTTCAAATAATTGTAGTTTATTCATATTACCTTTACCTGCAAACTTCTTAATTGTGGTAGGAGCAACAGTAAGTAAATCTTCTGGATTTAAGGTCTTTAAAAGTTTAAGCTTTAAGATTGCGGCTCCTGCTGCCATGTCAATCATATTATTAGTTCCCATCTTAGAACCATAAGAAGTACCTTCAAATGCTATAGTGAAACCATCACCTTCAAAAGAATTTTGTAATATTAGGTTGATTAAATCATCAGCCATTTTATCATATCTCTTTACCTTTAAGAGTTCGGCACTTGAGAAAGATTCATTGTTTGTAAAATCAGGTTGATTAACTAAAGTAACATCTTCTAATAAAGAAATCTCTTCTTGAAGTCTTTGTTCTGCTTTAGTTCCTGTTTTTGGTTTTATGTAACTAATAAAATGATAACTCTTTTTTTTATCATTATATATGGCTAAACCTGGAGAATTTAAAGAAAAATCTACTGCTAAGTAATTCATTTACAGTTTTTTACCTAGAGCTGCACCTAATGCGGCACCTACAAGTCTAGAAGTTAATAAATCGTAAAACACACCTTTTTGAATACCAAGAACTTTTGCTAGCATTTTACCAATAGATTTCCCTAAAGCAAAACCGGTAAGTCCACCAATAATTGATCCAAAGAAACCTTCATTAGTCATCTCTTCATTAAGTCTCTCAATATCATAAGAACCATCTTCATTTTGATATTCTGAAGCAAAAGATTCTAATGCTGCATCTATTTTCTCTTCTAACTCCGGAGTCCAAGTTTCTTGAAGACCTTCATTAATAAGTTCCAAATCCTGTTCGTTAACAGCGTTTTCAATTAAATATGTATTAAATGTTTTCATGTATTATATATCTTATTTTATTCTAATTCTAATCTAAGGTTTAATCTATTATAAAAGAACGTAACTTCAAATGTTTGAAAAGATGCAACGTTTTCTGCAAAATTTAAATTTAATTCATTAATAGAGTTCATGATACAATCTGTGAATTCCATATATGCTACTGATGCTCCTTCTGCATCTAATATTCTTAAAGTTAATGGAGATTCTATATGAGATTGCTTAGTAGATCTAGCGTAATACCATAAAAGTGTATCCATCATAATCCAATAATTAATAAACCCATCTAGTAATTGCATACTAACTGTAAATTCTCTATTAATTGTGTTTTGTATTGGAATAGCACCCCTGTGATATCTTATAGAACCGTCATTATCTTCTTGTGTTAACGGATTAAAAGAAACACCAGGTATATTAATACCTTGAATGCTATAATTTATAAAATCTACAGGTTCAGATAATAAACCACCTGGCACATTATTAATATATTTTTTATATTTATCAGCAACTTCTTTAGGTACAAATCCTCTAGGAAACCTAAAGTCGAATGAATTATTTCTACTATTTAAGATCATTGTTTTTTATTATTTCTTAAATTTACCAGACATGATCATATTCTCGTCAATGCCATTATTAACACTAATATAAAACTTATTGTTTTTCATACCTCTAATAGTATTAGCATTAGCTTCACTTATTTTAAACAAAACTTCACCTTCACCCATATCAATATCCTTGTTTGATATATGATTAAATTTTAATTTTTGTTTTCCATCACCGAATGTTAATATTACATTTTCTGCATTTGTAAAAGAAATAAATTCTACATCATCACCTTTTCTTTTAGCAATCACAAATTTATAATATGAAGTAAATGGAGGTATATCAATATTTAGTTTAGTTTCATTCACAAACTCAGAAGTATCTACCTCAGTAATACTCTGTGTCATTATATTTTCATTAGAAGAATCAAACACTATTTTTGATTTTGATGCAATAACATTGTGTCTTTCTATAAATGTAGGAACATATTTTATACTTTTGGGCAAGTTGTCTGTGAATATTCCTTCTATAATTTTATTAGAAGATAATTCAGGTAAAACATTATAAACTTCAGTTAACTGATTTGGGGAATTAATTTTTAACTTGTTTAATCTTTTACCATACTTTGCAGCCTGTGTTAAAGTTAAACTAGCTCTTTTTACTATTTGTGTATTATCAGTTTGATTCCAAATTCTCATAGTTACATCTACTGAAAAACTAGAAGCAGTATTACTATTAATAATCACTGGTCTAAAAACAATAGGTGTATTGAAATCTTCATATTGTGTATACGATGTTTGGAATGTTTTAATATCAACACTTCCTATAGTTTCGAAAACATCAACATCAAACATTACAACTATATCATCTGAAGTCTTAGTTATTTGATTTAGTATGTACGCTTCAAAGGCTCCTATAGAATTATCTTTTTCTCCGTATATCTTAAAGTAATCACCATCAGTAGCATCTTCTACTACCACAGTAAAATCTTGAAATTCATCTTCTCTAGAAATAGTAAAACTATTCTCTTCACCTGTAAGGAAATAATCAAATCCATTAATAGTTTGTAATGTATCTATTAATTTAAATGTCATTTCATAATTAGAAGTTGGATCTAAATCACTAGAACCTACACTTCCATCTCCATAAAATAAATCATTAAACTCTTCATTCTGTTCTACAAGAGTAGGAATTTTAATATCAATAAATTTACTATATAATGTCTCACCTAAAATAAAAGGTTTAGGATTAGCGTATTCATAGTTACTAGTATTTAAGTATACTAATTGTGTTAAATTGTTCCTGACACCTGAATTTCTTTTAGTTGCTATTTCGAATAAAAACCCTTCATATCCTCTGGCAGCAAAACTATACCCACTTCTAAGATGTAACCTAATACTATCGTATTTGATATAATTAATATTTGCAGTTGCATTAGTTTGGTTGTTTAAAAGATCAGTTTCATTTCCACCGGCCCACTCAACGTTATTATTAACGTAATTAAACATTTCATAATCTCCTGTCGAATCATAGCCTAGTAGTGCATATTTAGTACCAGTATTACCAGATTTTATAGCGTGATATCTTCCAATAGTTTGATTAATATCGTTTCCTGTATTTTCATCTGGATTTGCAAATAATGGATTTGCTCTTGTGTCTACTATTATTTTACCTCCAATTAAACCTTCGTAAGAATATTCAATTATCCCATTTTGATTAGGTGTAAATTGAGCAATCTTAGTTACATCAGAATAAGAGTATATCCCTAAAGCTCCACTGATTTGAAATAAACTAGGATCTGTTAATAAACTTAAATTAAATTTATAAGTTTTTCCGTTTTGTAAAAGTAAAGTTCTTGATGCAAAGTTTTCAACTGATAAATATCCTGAAGTTTCTGTTACATCAAAGTTTACAACAGCACTACCTAATTCATTAATTAAGTGTCTTTTTTCTGAAGTAATTCCTTTTACTGTGTCTAAGAATTTTACCTCACTACCATTATCGTCAACTTCTATTTGATATTTAGAAGGATTTCCTTGGTCATGATAAATAAATTCTAATAAAATATCAGAATCTAAGTAAAAATATCTGCTTGATTGAGCCATGTTTTAAAATTGTAAAAATTTAGGTGACCAATAAAGTCCTACACCAATAGATGGTCCAGTACTAATCACTTGGTTATTGTTTAAATTAATTCCATATCCAACACCAAAACCAACTAGCCATCTAGATTTCTTTTGGTCTTTTCTATTTAATCTGCTATTAACTAAGTTTATATTTTCAATATCTTTAATCTCTAATCCAGGATAGCTTGTCGATAACTTTAATCTATCGGCTCCATTTACGTTCTCAATTGCAGCCATTAAACTTAAAGTTTGTGTCAATTCAAACTTAGTTTCCAATACTTTAAATTTTTCAAATTCATATTTAAAGGTAGAAAACCCTGTTAGTTTTCTAGAGTTACCATTACCAAAATCTTCTGATGATGCAAACGTAACTTTAGTAGTTGTTGTGTCAATGGTCTCAGTTGTAGTAGTTACATCTAAACTATCTGTAATTTCTAGGTTAGCCGAAATTAATGAGTTAACTTCTTTTAAGTCATCATTAAGTGCTAGCACTTTCTTATATTTTTTAGTCAACTTAGTTTGGCTAGATTCCATATTTGATAAATCAAATTCATAAGATCTAATCTGAGCAAGCTGATCACCATTATCATTTCTTAATATAGTAACAGAATCTTGAGCCGCTTTAAAATTATTAAGCTGTCTACCAGCATCTTCTTGTGCTAATTTAACGTCTTGTTTCAAAGAAGATATACTGTCACATTGTTTTAAAAACATTAAAACAAAAAGAGCACCCAACACAAAAGTGAGGGTGTTCTTATTACTAATAATTTTATTTATAATACTCATTTATTGCATAAATTGTTTTTCGCGATCCTCTTCAAGATTCTCAACGTTGTGTACTATTATACCATTTGCAAAATAAACATCAGCTTCTTCTACGTTAAAGGAATATGTTGTAAATCTCTCAGGTACCGCTATCAATTCTATAGATGTAATATCTACCCATTCATTGTCTTCATTTAAGAGCCAATCAGAATTAACAATATCTCTTACTTGTTTGAAGTAAATATCTCCTACAGTATCTTTTACTAGGACAGGATGTTCTTCTGTGATTTTTAATAATCCATTATTGAAGTCATAATATTTATCGAATTCTAAAACAGTAACATTAGTAACAGTCGTGTTTGTATACACAGATCCAAGAGTTTCTTCTCTTCTTTTCCATGATTTCCACTCTCCATCTAAACTAAATCCATCAAAATTAACAGATAATAAGTTATCTCCTACAACTACATCTTCTACTAATTTAGTTTCACCATTAGCTAACGTAAGTAATTCTCCAGCTACGTGACATCCGCCTCCGCCGCCTCCGCCACTATACGATGGCGTTGAAGATGGAACTGGTGTTGCAGTTGGATTAGGAATTGGTGTTGCAGTTGGTCCCGAACCTGAACCAGAGCCTGAACTATTAGTTGGACTTGGCGTAGCTGTATTTTTAGGACCTGAATCTGCTTCAAGCGTACAATACCAAGTATCTGATGTGCCATATGGTGCACTTACTGTACAGTTAACATTCAGATCAGCAATTGGTGAAAAAGTTTTTGTAAACCTATAAGTTCCAGTAAATACGTTCGAATTGTTTGTTACAGTTGGTCCAGTTTGATTTGAACCACTAACACCATTGGTACTAAAATTACTTGGCGCAGCTGGACTAGTGTTACCATCTGCTACGATTGTATATGATACATCAGTATTAAGACTACTAGGTGCAAATATAAATCTATTACCAGACGTTGTATTAGTTGCAAATGTAAACGTTGGGTTTGGACCAGGTGTTGGTTGAACAGTTGGAACTGGCGTTGCAGTTGGTGGAACTGGCGTTGCAGTTGGTGGAACTGGCGTTGGATTTGGTACGTTCGTCGGAGCTGGCGTTGCAGTCGGAACCGAAGTCGGAACTGGCGTTGCAGTTGGATCAGGCACACCTACACCCTCAGCTTGATTCACAGTTATAGTGTCAACCGTTGTTGAATTAGCATGTCTAACAGTAAGTGTCGCACTACGTGCATCACCTGTGTTTTCTTGAAGTGTAATTGTCCAGTCATCGGAGTTAACAGAAACTCTTGTTATAGTAATCCAATTAGGAGTAGCATCCCATGAATAGGATGTACTTACCGGTGTAATTGAGACAGTTCTTGTATAATCGTAGCTCATTTTATTATTTATGTTTTTATATTTATCTTGTTTTTATTTTAATAACTATTAGTTCCCGAACCTGTTCCAGAGCTAGTTCCTCCGCTTCCAGTTCCCGAACTAGTTCCTCCTCCGCCTAAGCTTTCACCATCATCTTCGATAATTTCGTTATCACCACCTGAACCTGTTCCTGATCCTGTTCCTGAACCACCACCACTAGTTGGCGTTGCAGTTGGATTTGGCCCTGATCCACTGCCTGATCCACTAGTTGGCGTTGCAGTTGGATTTGGCCCTGATCCACTGCCTGATCCACTAGTTGGCGTTGCAGTTGGATTTGGTCCCGAACCACTACCCGATCCACTAGTTGGGGCTGGGGTTGGTTGTGCCGTTGGATTTGGTGTTGCAGTCGGATTAGGCACACTTGAACTTGGTGACCCGTCACTATTTGCATTAATGTTTCCACCTCCAATAGAAATAGTGTCAGTTACTACTGGACTTCCATCAGCATATGCATCAATGTTTCCACCTATAATTCCAATACTATCTGCTACTCCGCTACCACAATCTGTACACAATTCTCTCCACTCTGGTGAACCACCGTTGTAATAATAAGCTTCAGCGATATCTAAATCACTATTAAATCTTATCATACCTACTTGTGGATTTAATGGTCTTTGTCCAGTTCCACCATAAGGCAACCTTACGTAACCTTTAAATTCAGCATTTATATCTACATCCAATATACCATTACCAGAAGTTTCTAAACTAAGGTTATTTGATCCAGTTGTTTTAATTGTTACGCCTTCACCTTGAAAATAAGCATTAGAACTTGTAGCAACTAAAGATATCTTATTAGTAGTTGCGCCGAACTCTATGTTACTGCTACCAAAATTATTTTTAAAAGCAAATCTTTTATAAGCTCCACTTTCTTCACTAGTTAATACTAAACCATGAACAGAGTCATGAAATAATTTTAGATAATTTGCAAAAACACCATCGGTTGCTATTGTTAATCTTGCATTTGTTGAAATATCACCGTCATTAGAATCTTCTTCAAATGTAGAATCCCCTAACCAAATTATAGGAAGTTGTAAATCAGTTCCTCTTTTTGGTTTTAGAATAGTAACCTCATTTTGGCCATCTGAATTAGCATCTAATTCAACTTTATACCATGGACTATCAGTTGCCCCTGAATCTCCTTTTAAACCAGTATTACCAATCTCACCTTTTTCTCCTTTTTGTCCAGTAGAACCAACTTGACCTTGATCTCCTTTTTGTCCCTTGGGACCGACAGGTCCACCTCCATTTGCCAATATTTGGTCAAAGTTATAGTTGATTTTTTCAAACTTAATAGAGTTCGAATCACTCGGGTGTAGTATCTCTTGAATGTTAATTGCCATTTTATGACTTTATTTTTATCATAGGTTTAATGTCGTAAGAATATCCTAATCTTTTATTATATATCAATCTAAAATTCATAGGCTTTTGTTTATGAGATTTAAATCTAAAATTGTTGTCTGGTGTAAACCCACCAGCACGAATATCTTCACCTATATTTATTATTGATGAAGGTCTTCCTTTAAAGTCTCTAGTATATAACGATATAGAATCTACTACAAATTTTTCAATAATATTATTATTAATATAGAAATTTGCGTCATCGATCAAAGTTGTTTTATCCCCAGCTGAATCTTCAGCATTCACATACTTATTTATTACATCAAACACTCCGTCATTTCTTAGTAATCTAGTAGCAGCATCAGTAATATAAAAATCTGCAACTATTTGTTTTTCATCCTCAAATACAGTTACTTCAGCCTTATTTATACCATTCTTTAAAATAAAATCTAAATCTTCTTGACTATCTACATTTTCATATGTAAAAGAAGTAACATCATACTCGTTTTTAATCTTCATCGTAGTAGATCCAAGATAAGATTTTTCCTCTGTATTATCTAATGTACCTGGTATATCTTCAGATTTTCCACCTGATAATGCTCTAGTATAATAATTTGCATCCCATGAAGATCTAAATACGTTTACATCTTTTTTAGAAATAGCGATTTCATTAATACGAGGGTACAATGGTAATTTATCAGAAGATTCTGAGAGTTTGGTAATACCGTTTGGATTTATTTCATTTACTTTATGATAAAAATGATTTTTTATAATGCCCCAATTAGAATCATGTATATCATTATCTATAATAAGACCTACATTGAACGTAGTACCACATCTATTATATCTATTATAATATGATTTGGCAGTTTTTAATTCATATGAGTTATTCATGGCATGTTTGTATAAAAATGACTCAAATACAGACTCTCTGTTATCTACAGTGGCTTGTACTCTATTAGATTTAAAATGAGCATACATGTCAGTAAATGTAACAACTGGTTTAAATCCTACAGTATATGATCCACTGTGTCTTATTAAGAATGGATAATATTCAGCCTCACTTGATTTAATTAAATTATAACCAATAATACCTTTAAACAATTTAAAACTTTTCGGTTTATCATTATCTTCTTCTACAGAAAGTGTTGCATATTTTACAATTTCATTTCCATCTTCAAAATTAATAGTAAATCTATTTGCATTTATTTCTCCATTTTCTTCTACCGTAGTATACTTAACACTATCATCATTTAAGTTTATCATTTCAGCAACACTGTTAATAGATAACTTTTCTAGAAGAGCTTTGTGTATGTTTGTACCTCCGTCCTTATAGTAATACTTTATTTTACTTTGTAAATAGTTAGGTAAAAACTCAACATCTAAAACATCATATGGATCATTTACGTTTACAGGTTTCCCTTGTACTTTAATTGAATTATCATCTTCTACTGTATAAATTGAAAACTTATAAATTGTATTTCCAGGTGTTTCAGGATATAAATCCATTAAAACCTCACCATATAATCCATTCTCTCCCAATAAAATTTGATCATCAAACTTAGGTATACTTCCATCAATATGTGTAATGCCATCTATTGTATATGGTAAATCCCCTGAAAAATCAGCTTGATTCCAATTCAATGCACCGTCAAATGACGTATTAGCATAAATATAATCTTCATTAGTATGATCATATACTATTTTATGATTTAGTTCATATAACAATTTTCTATTCATATTTCCTTTTACCCAATAATCACTAAGATTCATTGTGATAAAAAATATTACAAATTTAAACTTCTTATTTTGAATAACCTCAAACTCTATATCATTGGTTTCAGTATCTGTATTTGTCTTTAATAAAACACTAAATTTATAACCATTAAACTCACTACTTTTAACAAAATCAAGTGCAGTTTTATTGGCAAATTCCTTTCTATTTTTTAATACAACCTTTAAACCCTTAAATATAGTGTTAGCAAACGCATTTGTATCACCGCCATCTATCAATGTATACTTCTTCTTTAATTCTGTTTTAAAGAATGTATTATTAATATCATCAGGATTTAAGTAACCCTCTGTGTACTCTCCGAATTTTTGAAATATAGAATCGAGATCTTCTTTATTTAGATTTTTTTCAAATCCTTCAGAAATCATAAATTTATCAAAGTAATTGTTTTTAGTACTTTTAAATAAATCAGATGTTAATTCAAAATCTTCAATGAAGTTTACATATGAAAATCCTTGGTTTAATTCATCATATCTTAAATACTTTGGATTTTTATCCATATAAAACCATTCATGTGTCATATCGTTTTTACTACGACCGACCGCACTTAAATCAGGGGAGAAATTAGTTCTACCAAAGGCTTCATTAATATTCAAATAATATGGCTGTTCTTTAATATTTAATGAATCTTTTAAAACCCATTTGTTAATATTAGGAACTACTCTAGATTTAGTAGCAAATTCTTTTAACTCGTTTTCTTTTAGTCTATCAAATTCACTTGTAATATTTTCAGATAACTCTTCATCTATAGTTTCTTCAGATAATATTCCGGATAAATTAGAAAAATAATCAATCGGCTCTAATGCATAATTATCATCAAATATGTCACTCGCAGCTAATACTGAATTAAACTCAGAAGTAATTGGATCTATGTTTAATATAGCATTTTCATATGGTTCGTAATTTATATTCTCTCTAGTTTCTAAAGATAACTCTTTTAGATCAGAATTTGAAGTGTCATAAAAATCAAAATCCATATCATATAAATTATATGCTGAGAATAAACCAACATGTACTATATTATTATTAAAAACTCTTGTTTCTCCATCATTAATATCTGAATCTAAAGATAATATTATTTTAGATTTAGTAGAATCAATAGAATCAATATCTTCAACAATATCTAATACCTTATTGTAAATACCCTCATAATTGGTTTCTAAATAATCTCCGGTAGATATTTCACTTAAAGTAGTATTATCAACAAACACTGATCTATTACGTGTGTTACCACCACTTAAATAATGAGATCTCCAATTTTCTTTTATAGAATTACTACTTTCTTTAAGATTTAGTATATTATTTAAATCTTCATTTTCTACTTTGATAAAATCAGTAACGTTCTCTTTGTTAACCAATATAACATGTTGATTTAATCTATAACCAGGTATCTTTGTTTTTACAAAAATGTCTGAACCTACGTTATACGAATCTAATTCACTATCATCATCATGTATTGCAGATGCCAACGCGGATGCTATATCACCTGTAGTCCCTTGATTAGAAAACTGCTGTCCTTTATAAGTACCCTTTGGTAATGTGTAATTAGAAACATATGTTCTGTCTTGTAAATTAACATTAGACTGAAGTTGATCAACCCTAACAATAGAACTAATAGCACCCGTGATTCTCATGTTAAGATCACCTAAATTTGTTTTGATTTCGGTTATAATTACAGATTTAGTATTATAATCAAATGTAATATTTAAGTTTGCATCTTTTGGTGTAGATATAATGTTAGCTGCAGTAGTCTCAAAATCAACACCTAATTGTACATCATTATTAAACAAATTAGATATCACACCATTGTCTTCTATTTCAATATTAATTAGTTCTCCAGGTGTGTGTTTAACAAACGTAAACTTGTATGATTCTTCTCTTGATTCTAATACCGCTATTTTATCAGCACCATCAGGTGTTCCTATTATTGTCATTTTAACAAAATCAAAACCTTGATCTTCATTTCTGGTTAAATTGACAGATCTACCAACATGTGAAATACCTATAGTATTTGATATAATTTCATTATCACCGTCTACTTTAACCTCTAACTTAAATGGATCATAAAGACCAGTGTTTGATATCTTATAAAAAATATCATTTATCTTCACGTAACCTAAAGTTGGTGATGTAGACATTTGTTTATAACTAGGGATTGCCGTAACTGGATTTGTACTATCAACTAATGAATCAATTTTACCAAAAGTAATTACATTGTTATTATTAATAGAACTAATCTCACCTACACCCGAATCTATTGTGTCAACATATAATCCAAAATATCTACTAACACTATAATCTGCTCCACTATCATCATCGAATAAGAATTCTAAATTCAATAAATTGGCACATAACATGTCGTTTCTTTTAAAACCATCAGTTATAAAATCATTAGCCTCAATAAGAGGTTTGTCAGTTTCTACAAAATCCTTGTAAATATATTCGCCCTTACTTGTTAATTCACCCGATTTTAAATCTATACCGTTGTAATTAGTATTTTCATTTTTATTAAACGAAACAGTTAAAGGTGCTTTAGGGAAAGTTTCCTGTTGTACATGAGTTCTGATATATTTTCCTAAATCTGATTCTTTTGATAAATCAAATGATTTAATTATCTCAGCATTTTTCAACATACTGGAAATTCTTTCAGCATTACTACTATTTGTATGAGTAGAATCCAATAGACTAGGATCTTTTACTTTAAATATTACAAAATTATTTGGCATATTGTTATCTGCCCATATAGGTGCAAACATTTTATAGCCTTCATCATAATTTTTAGAATAATTATAAGTTGTTCCATATTGATATTCCTCTTCTACTTGTTTATTATAAGAATCATGAACCGTTAAATCAGAATTAGCCCTTTTAGTTAAATAAATTAAATCAGATGGAGTTCCAGTGGCTCTAAAAAAAGAAGCCACATCTTTAGCGTAATTTCCATTTGGATTAATAGGATGTTTTTTGTACTTTATTCCTGCTAGTTTTTCACTTGCATTTATACTCTCTAAATATACTGTACCACTAGAATCTGTAACTATTTTTATATTTCCAGATAATTTAGGATTAGTTCTTAATAAAGGCTTGGCGACATTATCTAACTTGTAATTAGTTTCTGTGTTAAAATTTGGACCTGCTTTAACAGAATCATAATCACTAACAAACGGGAACGTGTATGTACTAATAATTTCAGCTTCATTACCGAGAACACATTTAGTAGCTTCGGAATCTTCATAAACCTTAATAACCTCTTCACTAGCAAAACCTAGTTGAATTCCACTAGAAACAACTGGCCTTTGCCTAGAATCTAATAAATTATTTTTTAGTAATAATACAGCATCATCTATGTCTTCGGCTACAATATTAGAAACATATGCCAAACATTCTCCAGTGTTATTAGATGTAACTACATTTCCTATCGTTAAATTATCTATAAAATCTTTTATATAACTACCAGTGTCTCCTGAACTAATCGTATGTAGACCATCTATTACATATATTGGCCAAAATATATCTTCTGAATCATTTTGATCACTACCTTCGGGTCCTTCTATTTCAGGCATATAAGAGTAGAATGCGTAAAACATATTTACATCATTATTACCACTTGTTATATCATTTAGACCATTAATCTCAGGTCTATCATTATATGTTGAACACGAGCCCCAACTTACAATATCAGTTCCAACAACTAGCCTATTATTAATATCATATCCATACCAATTTAAATTTTTACCATCACCAAGATTATCCCACGCTAAATGTCCGTCACCACCTTGTGCAAATATGTTAGATTCAAATAAATCTAAAGGATCTTGTGATTGTGCACCTAATTGAGATTTGTATATGGCAATATTTGACTGTGCTAATTCTAACAAGTTACTAATTGCTGACGCACCTAAATCTCTACTAAACCATAGAGTAACATTTGTGAGTTCATTATCAATTTGACCCGCACAAAATTCATTTAAATTTGGATCCTCAAAGTTTGGTAAATACTGAACAGTTATTGGAAACGTTTCCTGTGGCACTTCTTCCTCACACTCAAAATCAAACCCACCTGAGTTTGCCTCATTGTTTTCTCCCCATGTATTAATAGATGATCTTTTATAAAATTTATTCAAAGTAATATCTACATCTCCATAAACTCCGCTTTCTATAGAACTCTGTACTGTATTAGTAACAGTAAATAAATCTGAGTCATATTCGTTAGAAAATACATTTACAAAACCGTTTACTAATTCAAGTAAAGTTTTTGAACCACTTCCATCATCATTATACCAAAGATTTGTGATTTGTACATCATTATCACAGAATGCGTTTTCACTACTTGCATATCTAACTGGTGTAAATACAGAATTAGCATTACTTTCACATTCTTTAATACTTGTAATTGCTCCATTGGCATTAATACCTAATACTCTGGTTTTACTAGAATCAGAAACCTTTATGTATATTGCAGTATTACTAGGTCTTGTAACTTTATTAGTTAAATTTTGATCATAATAAACCGTATCACCTATTGATAATTCACTAACATTATTTGCGTATGTTGTTCCACCGTAAACATTTGTAGTTTTAGGTGCAATACACATGGCATCTGGATCACTACCAAATGATGAAGCATCCATTTCAAAATACGGAACGGCCTCAATAGCAAAGTTAATAGTTAGTGGAATTGATTGCTCTGATTTACTATCCTCACCTATGATGACCCATGTGTCTCCACCAAAATGACCAAGATTAGGTGTATATGTTACCTCTAAGTTGCTAGACGTTTGTATAAGTTGAATTGTACCATTTGAAACAGCAGTATCTTCAATAATTGTTATTGCGTCGCCATCAGCATCCTGTATACCAACATTAAATACAACGCTTGAATTTTGTTGTAATTGTATTGATCCAGGATCTGTTAAAACAGGTGCACTGTTTATTGGATTTATTGTTATTGTGCCAGGAAGAGAAACGTTCCCTTCTGAATCAGTCGCTGTAAAAGTAAAAGAATCTTGTCCGTATACTGTTGCAGTGTGAGTATATGTAAAGAGATCACCTCCATCTGCATTTAATTGTCCCTTAGTTGGCTGATCTACTATAGTATATGTTAAACTACCAGAAGAATCTACGTTATCTGAAGCTTCTAATATAATAGCGAGCGTTGCATTCCAAGCCACATCATATGTCTCGTTTTCTGGAATTGGAGCTGAAGTGTCGTTTACATTAACAACGCGAATTACCTCTACTGCATTATTATTACTTGAATCAGTTACATTATATGTTATATTATATTGACCAACTGTTGAGTTATCCACAGTATCACCTCCTACAACTACAGCACCAGTAAGAGTTGCATTGTCGTCATAATTATCAGTTGCGGCGAAACCAGGTTCACTATATGCAGCACCAATATTAATGTTTAAAGGATTATCCCCTTGAAGTACAATTACAGGTATTGTAGTATCTACAACTTGAATTTCTCTAGTAACTTCAACTGCGGGATTTCCTGCGGTATCACTAACATTATATGTAATCGTGTAAACGCCAACGTTAGTTGGATCTACATTATTTAAATTTCCAATTACTATGAGCGATGAAATGTCATTATCTACATCATCCAATGCCGTAGCACCATCTTCAATATATGGACCTGTAAAAGATGGATCTACCTCGATAGTTATTATAGCATTTCCAGTAAGCGATATTACCGGAGGCGTTGTATCTGGCACGGGTGTTGGCACAGGCGTTGCTGTTGGTGGAACTGGTGTCGGAGCTGGAACCACATTTACAGTTCTAATTTTATCTACTGCGTTAGGATATGTATATGTTATAGTATAATTTCCAACTGTCATGCCATCGGGTACACCTGTTACCGTTATACTACCACCAGATGGGCACTCTTCCTCTAAAGTAGCACCTTGGTCAGTATATACTGTACCTTCTAAGTGATCATCAATAAGATTAGGACCTGTTACAGTAATTACAGGAGTACACACTGGCACACCTGTACCCGTGTCATTTGAAAATAACTCCATTACTTCACCGGCACTGGATATTCTTAATATATTACAACCTAACTCATCAATGTACAATTTATTCTGTCCATCCCATGGAGTGGGGTTAGCACTATCGGTATTTAATATTGTTCCTGTGGCTGAACTTCCACCATTTGCAGTTAATGTACCAGTGTAATATAAATCTAATATACCATCTAGGCCACTAAAACATAAACTATTAGCTCCATTGGCTGGATCTGCTCCCGTATTAGAATTTCTTAATGTAATTTGTGACATCTATTAAAATCTTTTTTGCATACAATACTTTTGTCTGTATTATATATCCAGATTTATTATAGACTATCGTATGTTGTGGTTTATCTAGCGAATCTAGTTAGCTTCGCAGCTCTAATAGAATTTAAGTTTTTACCTTTAGCTCTATATTTAGCAAACACTTCTAAATCAAATGAGAATTGTTGATCATATTTGTCAAAAATATCTAATCCTATTTTCTTAGTGTATGTAAGATTTGGGAATCTTAATTTAGCTTGACCACCTACTCTACCGATATCAGAATCAGGATCGTTACCAAAATAATCAGTCATTCTATATTGGAATATAATATCAACTGAAAGAGCGCTAGAACTGTCTAAAGTACCGACTTTCTTTTTAATACTTTTTCTACTTTGTTTAGCATCACCTTCAACTTTTAAAGTATCTAAATTAATAGGCGATAAAAATAAGAATGCACCACATGAGCGTCCACCTAAAAGAAATTGGTCATTTGCATCAAATGACATTTTAAATGTTCTGTCGCCCGATTTGATGAAATTATTATCAGTTTTTTGAAACGCTAATTGTTTTGTAGCTTTAACTGCATCCACCAGTGGAGATGAAAAGCTATTTCCTATTAATGGATTGTTATAAACAAACGTTGTTCCAGTTGCATATGTAGAAGGAATCGGCATTGTATAAAGTGCATTATCTACAACATCTTGTAAATTATCTTTTTGATCCGCGTCTGAAACACTACTTGAATTAGGCACAGCTTCAACATATGATGAATATATGTTCTCTAAATCAGGATGATCCTTGTGAAGATATAAACCATTATTATAATTCGCAGCACCTATAGTTCCAACACTACATACATCTATTTTGTCAGATTGAAAACCTCCACTTAAGTCTGCATTTGTAGAATTACCATGTGTACCGAACGTTCCAGTCCATATGAAATCTACCGAATCACCGTTACCTGTTGATGCTTTAATGTTAATTGCACTTGAATCACCTTCAAAAATAGCATACCCTAAACCATATTCATAACTATTAAAATCTACCGACCCACTACCAAGTAATGATTCAGTAACATATAGCGGATTTTGATTTGAAACATCCATAAATCTAGAATAAACAAATTGACCACGTCTTTGTGCTGATTGATACGGTGCTTCAGCTAATAAATCATAAGAATTAATAGAAGATGTACTTATATTTTGAAACTGAATAGGAACTAAATCGTATTTACCTTCAGATGTGTAATAATTGTCTGACGAAATTTTATTATCAGTGTCAGCAACTCCTAAATCATTTAATTTTACACCAAACCCATTATCAGCAATACTAGTACCTGATGCACTAGATCTGTATGCTGGTAAGTTTCTATCTCCAACTAATCTTGAAACTAATTCAAGTTTAGTAGCTTTTGTGTTTTCTAATAGAAGTTTAAACGTCTTTGTAACAATGTGACCTTTTTTAACAGTAAGACTTGCAACCTCATCTGTATAATAACCAGCAAATATTTGGTTTTTGGTGTCATTGTTAATAACGGTAATTGTACCGTCCTCATCCATTATTTTAACAACTAATTCACCTATTTCAACTTCTACCGTACCCTTAAGCTCTGAAATTTGTAATTCTAACTCAGCAATTTTATCATATACTGAGATTGGTTTTTGTTCAGCTGATAAGAATCCTGATGCAATTGATGTTGCGTTATGTGCATAATATTTTTCGTTAGCACTAAATGAATCATCAATATGTGTAAACACACCTTTAGAGGTAAGTTCTTGTGATATTTTAACGGATGCTGTTTCAGCCGCATTTGACATTAACAATGCGTCAACATTAGTAGTATCGATTTCTGTAATAGGAAAATCAATTGTAATTGATTCTGACCAATCAGAATATATTGGGTTTGCAGGATATCCAGCTTCAGATACTGATTTAACTCTAATTTCAACTAATTCACCTTCGTTAATTGCAAGATCTAGTTGGTTAAAGTTTACCTCTTGTGCATCCTCTACTAAACTATCTTTCCACTCAAATTTTCTAGTGATCGAGTTTCTATATCTAGATCTAACTTTAGTTTCCATTTCATTCCAGTTAGAAAAGACTGCTGTTTTTTCTCTTGTTCCATCAGTAAACGGTAGTTGAGTAACTTCACTTGCTTTTCCGCTAGTTGACAAGTATCTATATTGTACAACAAATCTAACAATGTTTTGATCTAATGTATCAGCAACTTTCTTTGCCACTGGAATTTCCCAGAATCCTCTAACCCTATACTTAGGGGCAATTTTTGGTGCATTGCTTCCAGAAGCTAATGATTGAATTTGATTTACAATACTATTGTATAAACTAGTTTCACTTGTTCTCTCTGTAATAAGTGAGTTTAATTCATTTTTATCTTTATCTTGTTGTATCGAAGATTCATATTTTTTAGTAGAAATTTCAGAACGTTTTTTAACTATAGTTTCATCTAATTTCTTAATCTTCTCTTCTACATTAATTTTATCAGCAGATAGCTTCTTAATTTTATCAGCAGTATCGTTAGCCGTCAAATGAGAATTAATTTGAACTACTTTAAAGTTGTTATTGTTTAAAGAAGGAGCATCGGGTG